CGGATTCTTTCATTAAAAAGAGTTTCACTCGCGGTAATTCTTTCACTTATGAGCAGTTTGAGTTTATGATCAACACCTACGAAGATCTCTACCCTAATTGTCAATGGGCAGATATGGTGAATGAGTGCATGAATTCTACACTTTTCTCAGACCGTGATCCTGCAGGCGTACATTGCTACTTCAGCATCATCCGCGCTATGGATAGTTTCGCGGATGAGCGTTATCATACTGAGTATGGTGGTGCATCTAAAGTCCTAGAAGATGTGATGGACAATGTTAGTCCTGATCGTTATATGACTCGCATCAGTATGATGGCACTCTGATAACATTACGGGGACTGAGTATCAACGTCAGTCCCCGTGATAACACTAACTGAAGCCTCTAAAGTGTCCCAGTAGTATGAACAACACTCAAACACAAATGACCGCAGAAACCTACAACGGTTGGGCAAACTACGAGACCTGGAATGCATCACTCTGGATCAGCAATGATGAGTTCTTATATAACACTGCCAAGGCATGTGTGAAGTATGCTGAACTGAACGAATCACCCTATGAAAAGTTCATCCGATGCATGGAAAATATTTCCAACTGTGCAACTGGAGATGGAGTCAATTGGGATGATGATAACATCGACCAAACTGAAATGATTGAGATGATGGCAGAACTCTGATGCATTGTGTGGGGCAGTTGTTGACACTCTGCCCCATATGTGTTAGAATCACAGTGTCGTAAATCACAGTGTTATTGCGGGCGGCGTTGTGTTGATGCCGCGCGGCGTGGCTAAAAACCCCTAACTACCCTAACCTACAGAGGTGACAGATCGCGAGAGTAATATCGAGTTCATAAAAAAAATTTTGAGTATGAAAAAATTCCCCACCAGGTTCGCAGGTTATTACGTAACGAAAAACGGAAAGGTATTGCGCGACCCACAAATATTTTTCGACGGAAAAAATGCGACTGAAAAGGTTGAGGTAGGACAGTTTCTACGTGGGGGCGCGGAGACCCGTCAATATGCCTCTGTAAACATTTCTATAAAGGAAAACGGTAAGACTATCCGACAGGTCAAAGAGTATGTCCATAGACTGATTGCGGAGACACTGTTAGATAATCCACACGGATATACAGAGGTAGACCATATCGACAGAGATAAACTGAACAACTCGGTAGACAATCTGCGATGGTGTGATAGAAAAACTAACAGAATGAACCGATGACTAAAAGGTATTGGACAACATCCCGTGTTATAGTGACATATTCACTATCACGGTTTTTTTATGCAATCATCAAAGGACCTGTAAGATATCTTGCATTATTTCTTATAGGGGCGGTGATTATCTCGTTGATATAAGTAGTGATAACACTCGGAGGTTTATGAATAAGATTTACAAGATTTACATCAAGGACAGGTGTGTGTATGAGGATTTGGGAGAGGAAGAATTCAAGGCAACATGGAATAGTCTTCAAGGGATGGTAGGACTAATGAAGACAGATTATGATATGAAAGATTTGTCTTATCGGTATAAGAGTACTGAACCTACTTGACGGGGACTACATAACATGTTAGAATTGATTTGAGTTACACAGACTTATGGCAAAAGGATTCACAGTAAAAGCAAACGCACCAATCAAGAAAGATAAGGGACCTGAGTTTGACTATGAGGGTATCAAGAGTCGAATGAAAGGTAAGACAATTGTATTTTGTCTACCTGGTCGAGGATGTTCTTATATCTTTATGAAGAACTTTGTTCAGTTATGTTTTGATCTAGTACAGAATGGAATGAGCATTCAGATTAGTCAAGACTATAGTAGTATGGTAAACTTCGCACGTTGTAAGTGTTTAGGTGCGAATGTATTGCGTGGACCGAAGCAGGTGCCATGGGATGGTAAGTTACAGTATGATTATCAACTGTGGATTGACTCGGATATTGTATTCAGTACTGAAAAGTTCTGGCAGTTGTGTGATATGTCAATTGCCGAAGATGGTACGGAGAAAGAGGTAGTTGCTGGATGGTATGCTACGGAAGATGGTCAGACGACATCTGTTGCACATTGGTTAGAGGAAGATGACTTCCGTAGTAATGGCGGAGTGATGAATCACGAAACTGTCGAATCCATTTCAAAGCGGAAGAAACCATTCACCGTAGATTACACTGGTTTCGGTTGGGTATTGATCAAGAAGGGTGTCTTTGAGAATCTTGAGTACCCTTGGTTTGCACCGAAGATGCAGGTATTTGAATCTGGTAATGTGCAGGATATGTGTGGAGAGGATGTGTCGTTTTGCCTCGATGCAAAGGAAGCAGGGTTTGAGATTTGGTGCGACCCTCGCATTCGCGTGGGGCACGAGAAAACTCGTATTATCTGATCCCGTGAGGGTTTTATGTTGAGTTTACTTTATGTGGTGATGTTGACCGTTTTACTCGTAAGTGGTATGATGGCATTGGGCAACAAGAATGGTTCTAAAAGGAGGTATTGAGTTATGATGATGAAAGGTGGGAATTATGTTCCTAGTAAACCAAAGAAGACCCGACAGGGTTGTTCACAGAATACATTATTGAGTGCGACCTCTCGTAATAAAGGTAAGAAGCGTTATCGCGGTCAAGGAAAGAAATAATATTGAAGGGGACCGAAAGGTCCCTTTTTTTGTATAGATAAGAAAGATATAAAAGTTTATATGTCGTGTTTGATTGCGAATTTACCTTCTCAGGATGTCTGGGTAAGGAAAGAGTATTTAACGGACCATCAGAGCGGTCACGGGGAGTTTGTACGGGGTGTATGGGTATCAGTGAAGAGTATACCTGGACGTGCGTTTTATTTTGAGACGTATCTACCTGATTATGCTGCGATGTATGATAAGTTGCCGATTGCAGCATTTCTATCAAGACCAGAGACACCAGACCCTGATATGCCATTGAATAACCTACAGTTCTGGAATTGTATGGATTATGGCGTTGTAGCAGTTCAGAAGCAATTTATCGGTTCAATGGACTATGAGTGCTACACAAGGGATTACGGCGGTCAGAGGGGCACCTACGTGTGTACTATAGACAATTACCATAGGGACCCTGATAGTATTGATTACAGCACAAGTGAGACACCTGCTGAGCATAAGTCACATAATTTGATTGAGTTGAATAATGGACAGTATGCATTATATCCAAACAATCGAATTCGTATCTATGACAATAGTTTGACACCTAAAGAACCATTGATGCCTGATTTCAAGGTCTCTACGATTGAGTATCAAGTCGAGAATGGATATGGGCAAGATGGTATGGGAAATGAGGAAGATTACTTTTGGAAGACTGCAAAAGAAAGAGAGAATATGGTCGATAAATAACTCATAATTGCTGTATGTTACGTGCCGCTAGAGCGTATTAGTCAAGGATTCAAAGATATCAGTATGTCATTTCAGACGAATCCATTGACGGATGATCTGATTGTACTGAAGGATGCGAATGCGATTGCACGTTCGGTTCGTAATATTGTACTTACAGCACCTGGTGAGAAATTTTTCAATCCAGACTATGGAACTAACATCAGTGAATCATTATTTGAAAATTTGAATGTGCTGACTACGGATGTAATCAAGTCTCAAATTCAGTATTCAATTGAAAGGTTTGAACCAAGAGTTAGATATATTGATTGTGTTGCAAGTCCAGATGAAGACAATGGAGCACTTGATGTAACTCTTACATATGACATTATAGGACTTGATATTGAACCACAGGATCTTCAATTTATATTGCTACCAACTAGGTAAAGATGCCATTAACCAATTATACAAACCTAGACTTTGGTCAGGTCAAACAATCACTCAAGGATTACTTACAGGCTAATTCGACTTTTACGGATTATGACTTTGAAGGTTCTAACCTTTCGACAATTCTTGATGTATTAGCATATAATACTTATATTACTTCATACAATGCCAATATGGTGGCAAATGAAGTATTTTTGGATAGTGCTACACTCAGAGAGAATGTAGTATCAATAGCGAGAACGATTGGTTATACACCTAGGTCATATAAATCAGCGCGTGCTACGATAAGTTTTTATGTAAATGTCAATGATGTAGTTCCTGCACCCACATCATTGACGCTAAAGAAGGGTCCTGTTGCTACATCATCAGGAACATTCAATTCTGGTTCGTTTATTTTCTCAATATTAGACGATATTACGGTTCCGATTCAGAATGGGTTAGCAACTTTTACGAATGTGCCCATTTATGAGGGTGTTTTAGTAAGTCAGAACTTCACATATAACACTAGAACACCATATCAGAAGTTTATTTTACCAAATGCAGGCATTGATACCGATTTGATGTCGGTTTTCGTGAAGCAAAACGAAGATACAAGCATCACAACTCGTTATGCACTGCAGAATAACCTCTTTCAAGTAGATTCAATCTCCAATATCTACTATATGCAAGAGATTGAAGACGAAAGATATGAAATTTTCTTTGGTGATGGCATTTTTGGTCGTAAATTAGAGGATGGAAACTACATTACGACTAATTATATCGTCACAAATGGTGAAGCAGGTAATGGAGTATCAAATTTCAACTTCTCAGGACGCCTTACATACGTTAGAAACTCTAAAGAGTACACTGTTGCTGGTGGTATTTCGTTGTTGACCACTGGTGTTACATCATCTGGCGGTGATACGATTGAATCTGTAGAGTCAATCAAGAAATTTGCACCTAATGTTTACTCAACACAGAACAGAGCAGTCACTTCTAGTGACTATGAAGCACTGATTCCGACTAAAATCTACCCAGAAGCAGAATCAATATCCGTTTTTGGTGGTGAAGAACTCAATCCACCACAATACGGTAAGGTTTTTATCAGTATCAAACCCAGATTTGGTGATTTTATTCCAAATTTGATCAAAGAGAACATCAAAACAAGGTTGAAGAACTACTCAGTTGCTGGAATTGTGACTGAAATCCTTGATTTGAAGTATTTGTTCATTGAAGTTAACTCAAACGTTTACTATAATTCAAATTATACGTCATCTTCTCAGTTGCTTGGTGGTAAGATTCAAGAAAATGCTGAAAAATACGCCAATTCAACTGAATTAAATAGATATGGAGCAAGATTCAAATATAGTAAATTCCTCAAAATCCTTGATGATACTGACCAGGCAGTAACTTCAAACATTACTACCATTTCAATCAGAAGAGATTTGAGAGTTGTTGCAAATACTTTTGCAGAATACTCCATTGGTTTCGGTAATCGCTTCCATATCAAGAATATTACTGGATATAACATCAAATCTTCTGCTTTTAGAATTAGTGGTGTTGAGCAAGATTTGTATTTGAGTGATCTTCCTAATGCAGATAGACTCACAGGTTCATTATTCTTCTTTACTGTTCCAACTCCAAACTCACAAACTCCACAGATTGTTAGAAGAAACGTTGGAAGAATTGATTATGTAAGAGGTATTGTAACTCTAAACCCTGTAAACATTGTTTCAGGCAAACAACTTGACGGTCAAATGATTGTTGAGATCTCAGCAAACCCACATTCTAATGATGTTGTCGGATTACAGGATCTTTATTTGCAACTAGATATAGGTAGTAGTACGTTTGATATGATTGTTGATGATATATCATCTGGTGTTGACTCTTCAGCATCAACTTATATTACTTCTTCAAGTTATCCAAATGGTTCACTTGTTCGTGCTGGTGGTTCTAATGTAACTGGTGGTAACAATGTAACAGATGCATTGACTAGAGGCGGTGTAAATGCAACACAGTCTCCAGTATACAATACTGGTGGTGCAAGACAAGCAGAAGGAAGTGTAGTTACTAGCACACAAAGTGTCGGTGGTACACAAACCACACAAACAAGTGGTGGTTCATCAGGTGGCGGTAGTTCTTATTCTTCCGGTGGTTCAGGATACTAATAAACAACGCATAAAATGACAGAAACAAGAGTAAAAATTAGCACTATCGTTCAGAGTCAGTTGCCTGACTATGTAAAGAGCGATTATCCAGTAGCAGCAGAATTTCTGCAGCAGTATTATAGAGGCGTTGAGTATCAAGGTGCTCCTGTAGATCTGATTGACAATATTGATGATTATACAAAGATCGATAATGTTACCAATCTGACCACCAGTGTTGTCTTAAAAAACAATACAAATTCTACTGCAACAACAATTCAAGTTGATGAGCAGATATCTCCTCTTGGAACATATGGTTTTCCTAACACATATGGTCTCATCAAGATTGGTGATGAGGTTATTACTTACACTGGAAAGACTGATTTTACTTTTACTGGGTGTATAAGAGGTTTTAGTGGCATTTGTGACCTCAAAAAAGAGGGAAGTCCAGAAGAAGTGGTCTTTGAAGACACAAATTCACAAAGACACTCCAAAGGAGAAAAAATTCAGAACCTAAGTGTTCTGTTTTTACAGGAATTTCTTAAAAAAATCAAATCTACCTATGCTCCTGGGTTCCAGGAAAGAGAATTTTACTCAAATATTGACCAGAATATTTTTATTAAACAGTCAAAAGACTTTTATGCGTCAAAAGGCACCGAAGAATCGTTCAAAATTCTATTTAAAGTTCTTTATGGCGAAAATGTAACACTTTTATCACCATCAGAGCAACTTTTTAGACCTTCAGATGCTAATTACGACAAAGTTGAGAGTATCATTGTTGAAGAAGTAACTGGAGACCCTTCACAATTAGTCAATTTAACACTTTTTCAGGATAAACCGTCAAAATCATATGCTCCAATTGCATATGTAGAGACTGTTGGACGACCTGGAATAGGAAAAACCTATTATCGACTTGATATTGATGCAGGTTACAATAGAAACCTGAGAGTTGATGGTAGTGTTTACGGAGAATTCAAGCCAACACCTAAAACTAGAATCACAACCTCCGTTGCCGTAGGTGCTTCGCACATTGATGTTGATTCTACGGTTGGATTTGCTCAAACGGGCAACTTGTTTGTTCAATATGGAGATGGTGGGTCTGGTGTTATCTACTATGGTTCTAAAAACCTGACTCAGTTCACTGATACTGACATTATCTTAAGATCCATACCTCTTGAAACAGAAATTGCTGATAATGACATATTTGCTTACAGTGGAGACACTAAAGTTAGAATAACTAATATCCTAAGTCTACCATCTGTTCCTAAAGATAGTCATTATTACAGAAAAGGTGACATTGGACGAATCAAGACTCTTGGAATTGGTGATACTGGGTTCAAAGCATCTTCTTGGTTGACAAATAATCGCTCTGTATATACTGTCAACTCTATTTCAGTAGCAGACCTGTCTGATAACTCATATTTTGTAACTTTGAACAATCCACATTACATTTATGTTGGAGATGTTGTTGAACTTGAAAGAAATGATGGGGTAATTGTAAATTCAAGAGTCAGTTCTTTAGTTAATGACTTTTCTCTGAAAATTTTTGCAGATTCTACTCTTGATATTTCAAGAACTTATATTCTTAGACGTAATATTGAAAGATCTGCGGCAGATTACTATCAAGGTCTTGATAATCTGACTTCAAATGTTCAGGGAGTCTATAAAGACAACTCTGATGACTCATTTTTGATTGCATCATCATCTTTACCAAATTATAAGATTCTTCTTCCCAGTCACATCAAAGAAGTAACAGGAACTTTTGTAGGAGACACCTTCAAAGTCAACGGGCACGGGTTTTTCACTGGTGATGAGGTATGGTACTCCTCTCAGAAGGTCGGTATTTCAAGTTATAGTGAATTGTACAGAAATACTGTCTCTTTACAGACTGCATCTAAGTTATTTGAAGATGGTTTGTATTATGCATATCGTGTTGATGGAAATAACATCAAGCTTGCACAAAGTTTGCAAGATTTGTACTTCTCTTTGATAAATCCAGACCAATCCAAGTTTATTTCGCTTGAAGAACCAGTAACGGTTGCTGGCAATACGATACAGAGAGAACAATTCTATGAAAAAGATCTTTCCACCCAAAAACTGATCAGACAGTTCAATAATCCTGAAGAAATTAGTGGAATTTATCCGACACATGCCGGTTATACTGGAATGTTGCTGAATGGTGTTGAAATCTTAAATTATAAGTCTCACGATAATGTATATTATGGAAAAATTGAAGATATTGAAGTAACTTCTACGGATAGAAACTTTGATGTTATAAATCCACCTAATTTGCTCATTACTGACGATTTTGGTTCTCAGGCATCTGGTGCATTAGCAGTTTCTGGTGATTTGAAAGAAATTCGCATTCTAGACAGAGGATTTGACTATGAAGAACCTCCAATAGTAAGTATTACTGGTGGTAATGGTTCTGGTGCAATTGTATCAGTCATGATGAAGGCACTTGATCACCAAACAGAGTTTGATGCGTCTTCTAGTATTTTTGTCAATCTTTCCGAATCTGGTAGAACAATTGGATTCTCTACTTACCATAAATT